CCCCTGTGTGCCTTGACCGTCCTGCTCAAACCCGCGTTGCGCCCGCCCGCAAACTTAATCACGCCCTGCGAAAACCAGCCGTCAGGCTGCGTCAGATTGTGCTTCAGCACGGTTCCCGTCCGGCTGTTTTCGGTTACGCGCCCGTTTACCGTGAATTTCTCACGGTTGACCTTGCAGCCGTCGTCATAGAGCGTCCTCATGCAGCCCGCCTGATAAATGTTGCGCGGGCTGGAAACGTTCAAAAGCTCGATGTCGGATTTCACGTCAACCTTCACGGACGACCTGCCGCCCGATACGTCCGACACGCGCCCTGAAAAAATATTCACCGCACCGACGGGGCGCAGTCCGGCATCAAAAAACACACGGTCTATTTTGACCCGCGCGCCGTCCAATACGCCGCCCAGGGCGGCCTCCGCCCATTGCAGGCCCTCAAGCCTGTAATCGGGCGCGGCTGAAATCTGCAGGGTGTTGGAATCCACTTCCAATCCGACGGCGGTACGGGTTGCGCCGCGCTTGATAACCAGCTCGTGCGCCCCGTAGGCCTGACCGTCCCAAACGACGGGCATATCCGCGCCGGTATGCCGCAGCACCCGGCCGCCCGAAAGCGTAATGGTGTACAAATCCGCCATCTGAAACTCGTCGCCGCCGTGCAGCAAATCAATCAGTTCTTTTGTCGCCGCCTTCATAGTTTCACACTCGTAAACTCAATCTTTTTGGCCGCCCACAAGCTGCCCAAAACGTTTTCAAAATCCACCGTGTCAGACGTAAACCTCACGCGGAAATAAAAGCCGCCCGTCCATGTAATCGGGCGGCCCGGCGGTTGCGGCGTGTTGAAAACCAAAACGCCCTTGTCGGTAACGGTGTAATCGCGCCCGTACGCCAACGCCGTGCCGCCGACCTTGACGGCGGGCCGTTCCTTGACCGCCGACACAGGCTCGATAAATCCGCCCATCGAACGGACAAGCTGATAACGCGCAACGCCCTGCACCGTGTTTCCGACAGGCTGGTCGGTTACGGCGTTGTCGGCCGGGTCTTCGTAAAGGAAACTTTCAAAGCTGCCTTTGCGCGCGTTGAAGAATCCCGCCAGTTTTTCCAACTCGTTTACGGACGCCTTTGTCCGCAATACCTCGAACGACAGCGAAAACCGCCATTGCGGGTAGGTGTAGTAGGCGGTTCGGAACTCACGGCCGCTTGCCGATTTCTGCGTCCCCGTACTCCATACCGCCGTTTTCTTCCGCCCCCACTTCAAGCCGGGGAACTCGGGGAAAACCGCATTGCCCATCAGATGATTCCTTTCGCTTTGAGCAGTGCGTCAAATTCGTCTTCAGACAATTCATTACCGCCAAGCATACCGACGGCTTCGGCTTCGTCCGCTTCGCTTTGCACACTGCCCGACGACGGCTTGACGCCCATATACGACGCTGCCAAGATATGCACGGGCGGATGTTCGCGCCAATACTCGTTCAGGTGTTTGATACGCGGCAAATCCAAGTTGTCGGCGACGTAGTCCCACGTCCAGCCGGTAGAGGCGCAAACGTGGGCAATCACCGCGCCGAAACTTAATCCGCCGCCCGGGCCTCCCCCGCTTGTGCGGCTTCCTGCTCCTTGCGTTTCAAGCCCGAAACGTCCATCACGGCGGCAAACACTTCGTTCATGTTGCCGATATCGATCAAATCGGCCGCTTCTTCGCGCGTTAAATCCGGGTAATTGCGCTTCAGGGCGGCGTGGGCGCAATCGATAACGGTAGAGATTTGTCCGGCATCCGCCGCATTGCCGTCAAATGAGCCGATGCGCTCCTGCAACTGCTCCAACGCGCCCAGCGCAATAGGCGGAATCACATAATCCGCGCCGTTCAGTTCTACGGTTACGCCTTTAATCCGTACGGTCATTTTTATTTCCTTGACTTTGGTTGAATAAAAAAAGCCGCCTTTTCAGACGGCATATAAACATTACTCCTGAATCCACAGCGTACCGATTTTAAAGCCCGCCTCGTCGGTTGAGGCGGTAAAGTCGATTTCGGGGACGGAGAAGTCGTCGTTTTTAGTCGAGAACAAGCCCAATTTGCCGCTGGTTACGCTTTCCAGTTCCAACAGGGCTTTTTTGCCTTTGAACTGCGTCAGGTACCTCATCTTAAACGTCGGCGTGTTGCCCGTCGCCATATTGGTCAGCTCGATTTTCTTCGCCGGGGGCATCGTTTGCGTATAGGTAAAGCTCGGATAAACGGTTTTGCCTTTATCCGAGCTGTTAAAGGCGTAAACGCCGGCATCCGAAACCGTATATTGGCCTTGTTTCGGGGAGGATGCTACTTTGATATAAGCCGTGCCGTCCTGACCCATCACGCCCGCGTCTTCGGCGAACTTGCCGCCGCCGGGCGCGGCTGCCTGAAGGTAAGAATAATTGTCGCCATCGAGGACTTTGCCCGTAGTTTCCGCCCAAAGCGCCTTCATCGTGCCGGTTGCATATTCCGTACCGAAAAACAGGGTATTGAGGGTCAGGCCGTTAATCAACGCGCCTTTCATTTTGCCCGACACCTTGACCTTGCCTTGCGCCACAGCCAAAGGATAACGGTTTTGACCGTAGAACTCTTTCAATTCCGCCGACAAATCGACGGACATTTCCTGCAAGCCCATAATCCGCACGGGCGTTGCGTTCTGTACGCGGTTGCCATAGGCATCCGTAATCATTTGGGCGAACACTTCGCCGCTGCCAAACGTCAACTGCATGACATCCCTTTCAAAAAAAGCCGCATTACGCGGCGCAAATCACAATCGGAATAATACAAACCGCCTGTTCGCCAAGCGTCCCCTCGTCGGTTTCCACCGTACCCTCGACGCGGCAATACTCGATATCCGCGCCCTCTGCCGTTAAATCCGTCTTGCCCGTAACGGGGTGGACGGCGTTCACGGCATTGCACACCGCGTCAATCAGCGGATTCATGACGGGCGCGGGCGGTTGGCCCGCCGTCTGGACGTACAGGTAAACATCGGCGCGCAAAATCCACTTGGTCTCCCGCCCCGTCAATGTCAACGCCTGCATATCGCCCTGCGCCATAAATAACGCGGGCTGATCGTAGCGTTTCACATCGTTCCAGTGCACCAGCTTCCGGCTCTTGGTTACGAAGCCGTCCAATGCGTCCAGCTTCGCCCACAGCGCGGAATAAACCGCCTCACGATTCATTTCAACACCTTTCCAATCGATTTTTGCAGGTCGTCCGCGAACTTCGGCGTCAAATCGCGCAATGCCGAACGGAGGAACGACCGCTCCGGCAACTTCACATCACGGGTATGGGCGCGGACGCGGACATATCGCGGCGGTTTCAGCGGCTTGCCGAACGCCTGCCTGACCTGGCGCAGCGAAGCCTTAACGTTGACACTGCCCGCGAAACCATACTCATGCGCGATGCCGTAACGGACGTTCGTATCGACTTCGCCCGAAACGACATTGCCGGAAACGTTCACGCGCTGGTGTACGGAGCGTCGCAGGTCCCCCGTCCTTACCCTCAGCACCCGGCCCGATAACCGGTTCAGCACAACTTCGCTTTGCAGGCGCAATGCCGACCTGCCCACCGATTTGACGACCGCATCTTGAACATCGGCGGCATATGCTTTAAAAACCGCCGCCAGAATACCGCCGCCGATAAATTCCATCTTCAGCATCACACGCCCTTTCGTTTGTACTCATTGAGTATCGCAAACGCCGACGGCGGCATACCGCCGGAATTACCGAACGTAGAAAAAGCGACGGTTTCGCCTGCAAGCGTCTTGCTCCGTACGCCCTTGCCCTCGATTTCGTTCACGCGCTGCACCGCGATAATCATCACCGCTTCGCGTATGTCGGCGGGCATGCGCTCATAACCGGCGCGGTACGATACCTCGACATTTTTCAGCCCGCGCGCGAAACCTTCGGGGCGCATCAGCAGCCAGTTGTCAAACTCCCAGCCGCCGGCATCCGCGCCGTTGATTTTGACGGACGACACCGACAGGACGGGATAATTGTCCAACACGATGCGGTCTTTGCCGTTGCCGTCGTACCGCCCGACATAATCGGCGGCCAGGAGGCTGCGCCCGATATAGGCTTCCGCCGCCGCCGACACGCCGTCAATGACGCTGAGGAAGAAATCGTCCCGCCGGTCATGTTCAACGCCGATACGCTGCTTGAACTCCTCAAGCGATACCGGGGCGGCCATCGTTATTCAGCCTTTTCGGCTTCGGCAGGTTCGGCTTCTGCTTCGGCAGGTTCGGCAGCTTCGGCTTCGGCTTCGGCTTCGGCAGGTTCGGCAGGTTCGGCAGGTTCGGATTGTCCTGCCGGCTGCCCGGTTTTAGGTTTACGCCCGCGCTTGGCTTTTTCAGGCCCTTCGGCAGGCTCGGAGGCAACGTTGCCAAAACCGAACTGATACAGGAATTCCGCCGCCTCCGACGGCACTTCCACGATACCGTTTTCATCTGCCGCGTAGCTTTGGCTGCCGAAGGAAACGTCGGTAAACCCTTCGGGCGCTTTTAATTTGACTGTCATCTCAAAATCTCCAAAAGAAAAAGCCGTCTGATTTTCAGACGGCATATCGGCTTAACCCACGTTGGTAATCATACCGAAGGCAGGCATGAACATACCTTGCAGCACCTCGTCCGCATAGACGCCGTATTCGTACATACGGGTGCGCAGCGGCCATTCGATTTGGTAATACTCTTGGCGCGTACGCACTTGCAGCAGATTGCCGACGCCCTGAACGTAGGCGGGCAGGCGGCTTGAGTAGAACAGGTAAGTACCGGCAGGCAGGTTCGGGTGTACCACGATGTTCAGGTCGTCGCCCGTGATCTTGTTCATATACGAACCGACAACGACACCGGCGCGGATGTTCGCCGTATTGTTCACGTCAACGTTCAACTTAATCAACGGCGCGCCGCTGTTTCCGATAATCAGCTTGGTCAGCGCCGCCAAATCGCGGGCGTTGACGTAGACGGTATCGGGGGACAGGCGGTATCGGGTAAAGAAATGCGCGAACGCCTCTTCAAATTCATACACGCCGCCCGCGTTGTCGGAAGTCAGGCCGCCGCCTTTGTTGTCCGACCAGAACGCGCCCGAATCAGGCAGGGCGATTTGGGTCAACAGGCCGTCAAATTCCAAAATAGAAGTGGAATTGTCTTCGGACGGCAGGGAAGCGGCGGTCTGGGTACCTTCGGCATCAGCCGAAATTTCCACTTTGGCGGCAGTGGTAACCGCGCCCAGTTTTTCAGAACCGGCCGCACCCCAGTACCAAGCATAGGCAACCGCGCCGCGAACAGCCGGAATCACGGCGGTTACTTTTTTGCCTGCCTCAATACCGGAAACGGAAGCCGCCGCAGATTTTCGGGCGGAACCGCCGCCGAACGTATCGGTTGTACCATCCGCGTTTCGGCGTGTGATTTTGGCAGGGACTTGGGCAGTTTTAATGTTCGGGCTTTGTCCGGTTGCACCGTTGTTCGCGCCTGCCACGTCCCAATACGCCTGCAAGCCCAAAGCCACACAGATTACAGACAAGGTGCTGACGCCGAGTTTGCCCGCCGCGTCGGCGGAAACGACGGCGGTCGGTGTAGGTGTAACGCCTGCCTTCAGGCTGGTGTTGCCGCCCAGCAAAATCATTTCTTCGGCAACCATAGTAGCCTGAAGGGTTTGGGCGACCGCCAACGCTTTCACGTCCTCGAAACCGCGCGCGGCGTAATCCGCTTCAAAGGTTACTTGGTTTTCCAAGCCGATGGCGCGGAATTGCGCGTTGCGTTCCACCGTTTCGTGATTGATGACGCCGCCGCGCCTGCCTTCGCCGATACCGGCGCGTTGGTTGCCGACGTTGATATTCGTGACGGCTTTCCAGTTCGAGCCGATGGCGCGGCCGCCGCCCACGCGCGGGATACGGTTGCGCAACGGGGTCAATACCGGGTAGAGTTTTTGAGACGGCGCGGAAAGGTCATAGGTTTGCAGGCCGGCGGTAAAGCCGGCCGGCTGGGTAAAACCTTTGTCAGGCGGCCCGCCGCCCGCTTGTGCCGACTTCATCAGTTCAATCGTTTCTTGTGTGAGTTGGTTCACGTTCATTTATCGCTCCTGATAATAAAAAAACCGCCTGTAAGCGGTGTTACAGACGGCCTGTTTGTTTTGCCTTAATGAGTGTCGCCACGTCATCCAGCGTGCCGTCATTCTTTACAATCGGCTGAAAACCTTTTAACGGGTCTTCGCCGTTATCTTCTGCCTTACTGATAGCTTTCGTACTGCCTTTCGGCGGTACTGCCTGTTTCTTCAGGCTTTCGATTTCCGCCTGTGCTTTGGCAAGGGCGTCATTCGATTTTTTCAGCGCGTCTTGTGCCTTTGCCAGTTCGTCAGCCGATTCCGCTTTGGCAAGATCGCCTGATTTGCCGGCTTTGGCCGCCAAACCGTCGGCCGGCTTATCGGCTTCGCTTGCCGCCAACGCTTTCAGCGATTCGGCAAGGCCGGCCGCCGATTCTTTGATTTGCGCGGTAACGGCTTCATCGATGTTGTCGTAGGATGCGTCCTCAACCAGCCATTTCAGCGACATCAATACATCAGCCGGTGATTTGACTTGGTACATTGATTTGGCGGCCGGCCCGCCTTTCGGCTTGTCGGCTTTAGCCAATACCGCTTTCAAGGCGGCGATTTCAGATTCGGACAATTCGACGCTTGCCGATTTTCCGGCTTCGTCCTTTTTGTCGGCGTCCTTATCGCCTTTATCTTCGGTTTTAGGCCCTTTATCGCCGTCTTTAGGATTTTCATCTTCCTCTTCGGTTGGTTTGTCAGACGGCTTGCCGTCTTTATCCGCCGCCCCTGCCTCATCTTTCGGTTTGTCCGCCTTAAAGCAGGTAAACACCGCGTCGGGATTGGCAGGGCGGTCGACAAGGCTGATTTCCGTCAGCTTCAAGCCCGTGATTTGCGACTTGTTCAAATCATCGCGGGCGGTAACCCTGCCGCCGATGGAAAAGCCTTTGTAAACGCCTGTCTTGACTTTCGTCACGGCAACAGGGTCAACGATATGCGCCCCGAAAAATGTGCGCCCGTCGTCTTCCACGTTGATTTCAATCGCCGTTCCCGCCGCGTTTGAGCCGTGCATCTCGCGCACCGCGCCGAACTTCATATAATCGGGAATCGCCGCCTTCATTGCTTCCGCCGCGACGACTTCGCCGTCCGAATCGACCGCTTCGCTCGAGGCATACCCCCAAACTTTGACCGTGCCGTCGTCCTGCGCCTCCGTCTTGGCGATTTGCGCGTATAACTTCGTCATTGGTTTGCTCCAAAAAAAAGCCGCCCCGCGAAGGGGCGGCAAAACACACCCGCCTGACCCGAAGGAATCAAGATTCAGGCATATCCCCTGCCAAAACAGGCACAACCGCGCACCGGCAGTTCGGATGCCCCGGTATCGTCAACGCACCGTGGGAGAAAGGCTCGTGCAAACCGATTACGCCCATCCCGCCGTTGGCATTGCAGACATCGGACACCTTGTCGTCTTTTGCGGTTATCCACTGCTTGCCGGCAACCAGCCCCGTTCCTTCCCAGCCTATCAGGTTGCCCATACCGTCCGCCATCGCCGTTTCCGTTCGGGCAATGGTTCGGGCGCGTGCGTTGCCGAAAGCATGGGATTCTTTCAGGCGGCCTGCCAATTCCTGCACACTGTCGCCGTTTCGCATGGCTTCGGCTACTTGGGCGCGTATCATTTCGCGCGTCCCTTCGGTGATTTGCCACTCGGCGGCAGGATTTCGGACAAGCCCGCCGCCCGCCCGCTTCATGCCGACCATTTCGGCGGCGCGTTCATGCGCCCACTTGACGGCGCGGCTGCGAATGTTCGTAACCATACCGGCGGCAGGTTCAGGCATTACGCGCAACAAGGCGGCAACCGCCCCGTCTTCCGCAACACGCCTGATTATCGGCTCGACCACATCGGACAATCCCGACCAATCGCCAAAATCCAAGCCGTTTGCAACAACCCCTGCCGCGCGGCTCAATTCCGCCGCCAAATCCCCGGCCTGCCAATCGACGGCCGCACCCTCAATCAGCGCCGCGATTTGTTCGGCCAAGCCGTCAATGCGTGTCAGCAAATAAGCCTCAATAAGCGCGGCAGATTCGTCTTCGCTCATCGGGCTTTCCGACTTTCCCAACTTTTCAGCCCCTTGGTTCGGCGGCTCTTCGGGCTTTCGGCCGTCTTGCTTATCCGGTTCAGGCTGCCCCTGCCCCGGTAACGGCTCCTTGCCCAGTTCGGCGCGGATTTCGTCGGCGGTCAAGATGCCTGCGTTTTTGTAGATGGCGTAGATTTCAGCCTGTTCTTTCGGGTTGAGCGATTCCTCCCCCTTCCAGACAAACTCATACGCCGCCATATCCATGTAACGGGCAAGCACGTCGTCAATCAGGGCTTTTACCCAGTTTTTCAGGCTGCCCATGCCGTCTGAAAGCGACTGCTCGCGGCTCGTCTCTGCCACGCTGCGGTTTACCTGCGCCACGAACGGCGTAGGCTCGACACTAAACGCAAAGCAGACGACACGCGCCAGCCATTCGTCGTAAACGTCCTTCAACGGCGGCTGCTTCGTCTCGCGGAAGTTTCGGGACAACTCGCCCGGCACGAAACGCATTTTGCGCCGCTGCGCCGTTTCGCCCGACAGCAGCAAATCCCAGTATTCTTGAAACCGCCTGATGTCGTCCGCCGACCACGTTTCAGGCACGCCGACTAAAGCATCGGGCACGCTGCCCGCCGTGTAGTATTCCAGCGCGTGAACCTGCCGTTTTAAGGCAATATTCACGGTCATGATGATTTGCTCGACGGGCGAATAGCCGTAAACCTTGTAACTTCGGTTATTCCGCGAACGGTAAATCAACTCGTCAGCCGTGTAATCGACCGCCGCCATGCCGTGCAGGATTTGCTGATACGCCGTATCGGGCGGTAACGGCATACGCCCCGTATTGTCCAAAACGCGCTTAATCGTCGCCCCGTCCATCACTTCGAGGGCGTACAAGCCGCCGCCCAGTGTTTTGCGCGGGTAGATGCACGGCGCGTCAATAACAAACAGGTCTTCCAGCAAGATGCGCAGCCAGTCCGCCCACGTATGTTCTTTATCGGGCGACCGGAAGAACGCAACGGCTTCATCGACCTTTCGGTCTTTCCGTTGCGATTCGTCGTCTTCGGTTGATTCGACGTCGCGCTTTTGGATTGTCCACTTAAGGCACTCCATTTGGTCTTTACGCGCCTCGATCACCAAACGCAATACATCGTAGTTGTCGGCAAGGGCGCGTAATTGCGCAAAGCCTACCGCTTCACGTTCGCGCGGCTTGGAATGCCCGACGTTGTAGAACGGCTCGTAATCAAACCGCCGCCCCTCTGCCTGCTGCGCGGCAGGGGCCGGAGGCTCGCCCGCGTCGAACCACCCGTCCGCGTTGCCGGTAAAGGCGTAACGGACGCCGGCGGCAACGCGGGCAATAAAGCCTTGCGATAAAGGTGTCTTTTTACTCATTTCACAGCCTCGACCTGCGATCGCAGGAAATCAATCATGCCCGTCCGGGTATCCAGCAGCTCGCCAAACGCACGGCCCAAACAGTCTATTTGGTCGTCATGCCGGCCGTTCGGGAACATGCGCATTTCCGCAATCAGCGCGTCCGTGTCCCATGTGCCGTCATCCAACACCATCACATTGCCGATGTTGACCTGTGCCGCGAACGGTCCGGCGCGTGTAACCTTGTCGCCCGATTCGGGGCCGGCGGATACGGAAAAACCCGCCAACTGGCGGGTCAGGTATAGTGTTTGCGATTTGCCTGCCTGCCCGGGGTCTTGCGGGATGGATATTTTCGTTTTCACGCCGTCTTTTTGCGCCGTGTTGCGTAATATCCTGTCCCGCTCGTCCGCGCCGTACCGGCCGCGCACGACGTTGGCGATGATATACCGCCCGTCTTCCGTAACGCCAAGCCTGCCGCCTGCCGTGTAGTCGCCGCCGTTTGCGGTTGAAGCCAAGTCCCACGCGCGTACCCATCTGATATTCCCGGCAGGCAACGCCTTGACAAATTGCAGGTTGTCAGGCTTGAACGTACCGCCGTCAGGCGGGGCGGGGCGTTGCAAATACTGCCCGGCAAACACATACGGCGCGGCCTGCTCCATTCGGCGCAGTGTTTCAATATCATGCTTTTCAGGCCACAACGCCGTGCCGTCTTCCTGAATGGCAGGCAGGCACAAATGCTCCCACTCTTCGCCGTTGCCGCCGTCAAGCAGCCAGCCCGCCAAGTCTTTCTCGTGCAGGCGTTGCATAATCAGGATAATCGGCGTGTCAGGGCTGTTCTTCCGGGATTCGACCGTGTTTTGAAACCAGTCGATGACGTTCTGCCGCCTGACCTCGCTTCGCGCTTCATCTGCTTTGTGCGGGTCGTCAATGATGATGCAGCCGCCGAATCCCTCCCGATGCCTGCCCGCACCGAAACCTGTAATCGTACCGCCCGCACCTGTTGCGTACATCACGCCGCCTGCGGTTGTTTTCCAGTGATGGCCGCTTTCGCCTGCCAGTGCCAAATCAGGAAAAATCGCCCGATACTCTTCGTGTTGCACCAAGTTCCGAATCTGTACGGAGTTATTGACCGCCAGCGCCGCCGAATAGCTCGCGTGGATAAACTCGCAATCAGGCACGCGCCCCATCGCCCACGCGATAAAGTTCACGACCGCGATTTCCGTTTTCGAGTATCGCGGCGGAATATTGATAATCAGGCGTTTCGTTTCGCCGTTGAAAACACGCTCGAGCGCGTTGCAGATTGGCGCATGGTGATTCGCCCGCTGCCAAACATAGCCGCGCCTTTGATAAAACATCCGGCGCGTGAACATATACAGGCTTGCAGAACTTAAACTGCGAATTACTGATGTTTCAACATCGTCGAATTGCCCTAGTGCCATTTCATTCTAACTTCCTTTGGAGAAACGGCCATACAGCCCCTCTTATGATTAGCGTTTTATGCTAAACCCTACGCAACACATCTTCCGCTATCTTGCGATATTCCTCAGCATCAAGCCGTACAGCCGCCCTCATGCTCCCATCGCCCGATTTAACGTCAAGTTCCGTCTTATCGCCGTATTTCTTCGGCGCAATCTTGGAAGCCGCCCACTTTCGGGCATCTATCTGCAATTTCGCCTTTGAAACCGCCGCGCTCTCTGCTTGTGCACTATCGGCAATCTCGATGATTTCTTCAGCGAAATAGTCCGCCTGCTTTTCTCTCGCGCGCGCGTATTGGTGGCGAAATTCTTCATTAGCTTCCAACCAACGGTAAATAGTTTTCATTGGCGGCACACCATCTTCGGCGCATATTGAACGTAGGCTTCTGCCATTTGCGATTTTTTCGCATATCTTATCGGCCATGTCTTTCGTGTAATCTGTCGGACGGCCTAATTTGCGTTTCGTGCCGCTCATAAACCCTCCTCAAAAAAGAAACCGTCTAACTCTGACCCCTCTCAGAATTAGACGGCAAACACACACTCGCCACATAGGAAAAACGGAACGCCGCTACCTGTACAGGCAGAAGCTCAAATTCGGACAGCCTAAAACGCAAAAACCCGCACATTGTTATGTACGGGCTTAAAAATTCATATCCTTCGGGCGTGCGAAAATCCCCGCAAGGGTAACGATTTGAATTATACACCTATTGCCGGAAAAAACAACAGGCCGTCTGAAGATTCAGACGGCATTTGTATTCCCTACTGCATCAAACCGCCGACAGGTTGCGGATTTCGGGCAGTATCGGGCGGATTTTTTCTGCGTGTTCCGCGTCGGCGTGTGCGCTTAAGGCTTCGAGGGCGTTTGCGGCGGCTTTGAGGCGGCTGCGCGTTTCCGCCCAGACCGTCCACATCGTAACCGCCTGCCTGCAGCCGAGCTGCTTCAGCGGCAGGGAAACGTCTCTGCCCATTTGGATGGCCCGCGCGCCGTAGCTGACGGCGACGGCGAGGTCGTACAGGGCGTTGCCGCTTATGGGCAGGGCGGGTTGCGGCGCGGGTAACGGTTCGCGGTCGAGGACTTCGCCCGTCAAGCCTGTGTGCAGGGTCAGCGCGTGGACGTAGGCGACGGCTTCGGGCAGCTTCCCGGCGGGGATGTCTTCGACGGATTCGACGTTGAAGCGTTGGTGAATCATACTGTACGCTGAGGAGTAGTCTATGCCTTTGCGTCCGACAAGTGCGGCAACGGCTTGGCGCAATCCGGTACGGTCGTCGGCGGTGGTTTTTTGTCCGACTTGGTAGCCGCCTGTTTTGCGGATGGTGGGCAGGACTTCGGATGTTACCCATTTGCGGAATTTCCAAGCGGTTGAGCCTTGTTCCATTGCTTTACGGCTGCGAAGAATCAAAATATATAAACCGCTTTCGTTGATGATGTTCACGTTACCGCCGCCTCCGTGAATTTCAGACCGCCCTATGTTAAACATAGACCGCTCGTCATCATCTAATTTTTCAAGTGCTTGCGTTGGGTTCTGGATTTCTAAAGCCTTACATACATCGGCGGCAACAAACCAAGTCAAGCCGTCTTTTTCAAAGGCACGAACGGGAGAAGTAGTATTGAAATTAAATGATTGAATTACGTTCATAATGAAGTTTCCTAGTGAGTTTTCTTAATGCCCGTTAGGGCGGACGCGTGGTTAAGAACCCTCACTAGATGGGCGGACTTATTCCCCTTACGGGTATTGTATTCGTCGCCCACGCGTCCATAAGAAACTTCGGTTGTGCCATCGAAACAAACAACACGAAAGGAAACTTACAGATATGAAAAAATCACATTGACGGAGTGATTGCCGCTAGTGTGTGGTTCTTACGCCACGAACAGGAATATAAAACAAACCCCCCTGCACATGCAAGGGGTTTTGTTACCTTATTTGGGTTTGCGTTTAAAATTCTCGTCATCACAACAGAATCGGTAAGAATCAATAACCAACCAAGCAACGCGAAGCAGATTTTCAGGCGTATCAATAATAACTTGATTGCCTGATACCTCAAGTCCGCATCGTTCGATATTCGAAATATCTGACTCTTCCAATTCGATAGGGAAGATTACAGACGGCCTTTGTTTGTTGTCAAAATACCGTAATATCCACCTGTTACTTTTACCATCAACCAATACGCCGAAATAGCTTTCCGTATCCTTTGCCTCAATACTCGCATCATCAGGAAGAATTGATTTAACCAAATCAAACAACCTTCTTTCTGAATAAGTGGTAACGATTTTATTGTTTTCGGGGTCGATAATCGGCGCGGTCGGGTCTTCCTGCTCCTTCTCAACAGGGGCGGCCTCCTCCTGCACTTTCGGCGCACTCAGTCCCGATACAACCATTGAACTAACCGTATTTTGAACAGCCTGTTTGACGATATGACGGATGCTTTCCAAATATCGTTGGGTAAACTGCCGTTGAATATTCGCCCTTCCCGCCACATAACGGACGAAATCCAAATCCACCTCTTTCAAGCTTTCTGTAATTGATTCTGTAAATGCCGTCAGGTATATGCTTTCTTCCGCAAGGCTTCGCAATGCATCAGGTTGAAACTTGTCGTGCCTGAACTGATACAGTTGCGCCATATCATTTTCATTCAACATCGTAACATCAACGGTCAAAAACGGCTCCGAATCCATAATATTCTTGTTGGACAAATCGGTAAAAAATCGCCATTCCCGGCCGTTGGTAATCGCGCAAATGGCTATTTCAGGCGTGGCATTGAAGTAACGCGACAACTGCGGACAATGATTGGACAAATTTTCAGTATATGATTTTGCTTCGATAAACATAACCGGTGCGCCGTTGCAAAACAATGCGTAATCGACCCGCTCCCCTGATTTTGCACCTGGGAAATCCGCCTGGTATTCCGCCCGAACCTTATTCGGATCGAATGCCGAAAAACCTAGAATATCCAATAAAGGCAAAATCAAAGCCTGTTTTGTCGTCTCCTCGGTAGTACAGATATGTGCAACCTTCTTGACATGTTCCGCATGGGAAGCAATCCGTTCTTTAAATACCGCACTTACAGCCGCCGCATTCATGTTAATCTCCTTGGTTAAATTTGATTGGGCAAATTCCCACCCCATTAAGAAGTGTTAATTTTCGCAATCATAGCGCAACCGAAAAGAAAATCAAACCTTCTCAAACAGCAAATCAAAATCATTCCCTGCCGCCTGCCGTATCGCCCTATACCACGCGGCCAAGCCCAAATCCGTCTGCAAATGCAGGGGCCCCTCGCCGCGCCGCCTGATTTCAGCCTGCAAACGTTCCTCGTAGGCTGCCTGCGACTTCGCACCGATGCCGAACGAAATACGGACGGCCTCTTGTTGCGGCGCATCCACCTTCGCCCATGCCTGCAAAGTAAGAAACATGGCATCTTCGCCGTATCTCAAGCCGATTTCAGGCTTATGCGGGCAAGCTTCCTCCCCCATATAACGGCCTTCGATACTCAAACATCTATTTAGGCTGCGCGTATCACGGTAACGACGCTCAAAAGCACGCGCCAAGTCGTTCATAAATTCAAATTCTTGCTGATTCATAGCTTGATTAACCCTTTTTCATGCAACAAAACCAAAGTCCGCATTACACCTTCCGCGAAGGCCGTCTGAAGTTCCCCTTCCGCACAATCCGCCAAGCGGTTCTATACATCAAAACTCCCAAATGATTCCAAATTCTACCGCAGCCCGCGCCTGCACCGTTTCGGATATGGCGGACCTCGGCAGGAACGCCGAACCGCCCGCAATTGCGGCAAACAATACAACCTATATCCGCCACTTTTTGCAGATGTGATTTTTCCGCTTCGGTTTTACTTTTCATCCAATTCCCCCACCTCCACCGCCAAACCGCCGCCTGCGACCGGCTCGTCGGCGTAATCGGCGGCAATGCGCCGCACCTGCCTGTCGTTGTGATAGGCAACGCCTTGAAGCGCGTCCAGCGCAACCTTCAGGGCGTTGTCCAAATCGATCACCGTCTTGTTTGCGCCGCCGTCTTTGTTGGCTTTGGGTATCAGCCGCACATATACGGCAACCGCGCCTTCGGACGGCATCGCGCCCGCCCCTTGCGCGATACGGCGGACGGTTTCCCTATACGCCGCCGCCTCCGCGCTCCTGACCGCCCTGTTGCGCCAAATCCGCCAATATCGGTTTGCCGATACGGGGTAAGGCAGGATAAGGCGTATCACGCGCATTCCCCTGCCGGTTGCGTCCACAGGCCGGCGCCCAATATCGGGCAGGCGGCGTGCGCGGCGCGGATGTATCCGTGCAGCCTTGCCGCCGTCATCGCGCCGGCTCCCGCCGCCGCGCGTTTTTCCGCGCGCTTTTGCCGGACTGCCTTGTTGCGGCAGGTTTTGCACGATTTGTAATAATAGACCCCCCCTTCCTTGCGCGGGACGGCATTAAACCCTTTCTCCAACGGCTTGGTTCCGCCGCAGGCCTTGCAGGTGCGCATTTCTTCCGCCATTTTGATTTTTCCTTTTGTTTCGGTTGCTTAATATCCGAAGCCGTCGAAGTCGTCTTCGCCTTTGCCGTCGCGCTTGCGGCGCAAAACCGCGTCGGCGGCTTCCACCAAAAGCCATACCGCCAACGTCGCCGCCCCGGCAAACGACAGCGCGGTGATGATGCTTAACAGGGTATCCATTGTTTTATTTCCTTTCGGTCGGTTTTATGGGTCGGGGTCGGATTCCCGCCGCTTTCGTCATTCCCGCGCAGGCGGGAATCCGGACCTTGGAACAACAGCAATATTCAAAGATTATCTGAAAGTCCGGGATTCTGGATTCCCGCTTTCGCGGGAATGGCGGCGGTCGGGTTGGCGGGTCAAATGCCTCCGCCCGCCGTTTCAGGCGGCATCGGGCTTTCAGGGTGCGGGGCCCGCCCCG